CCCCTGTACTTGATCGGGCACTATCCCGTCGCCATTATCGATGTTGCTTTGCATCGAGCCGAGCAAGCCGGAGAAGTTCGGGCCGAATTGTTTATCCATTTGCGCTTGGGCCTGCTTCGCTACCGTCGCTTTGTCGCCGCCTTGCGCTGTCCAATCCGCGATTGTCTTTTCAAAGTTATTCACCAGCGTTTTGGTCTGATCGAGCGTCTGATTCGCCTGCGAAGTGGTCATGCCGCCTTGCTGTCGAGCCGCGTTGAACTGATCGACGACATGCCCGAGATTATCGCCAAATGGATTCTGATATTTCTGCACAAAGTCATTGGCAGATAAATGCGTGTTGCTCTTGAATGCCTCATATAGACCGAAGCCAGCGGCCAACGCCGCACCAATCCCAATCGTGATCGGATTTGTAAGGAATCCGCCGATTGCGGACATCACGCCCGAGCCGCCCGCTGCCGTAGTGCCTGCCGCCTCCGTTGCCCCGACAGCCACGTCGGGAGCCGCTGCCCCAAGTCCCGCACTCAACGCTGCGGTAGTGCCCGCCGTGCTCAACGGAATGGCTCCGAGGTCCGCAGCTCCGGCAATTGCCGCCGCGCTCCCTGCGCCACCAGCCGCCAGCGATGAAAGTCCCGCTGTAGCACCTGCCGTTCCCGCTGCGCCTGCGGCTTCCGTGGCTGGATTCGTCCCGGGATTGCTCGCGAGTGTCGTCGGATTCGCCGATGGATCGTAGGGAGCTGCGCCGGTATTGATGGGATTGCCCTGTGGATCCGTGAAGGTTTTTGACCCATCCGGGTTGACCGTTACCGTCGAGCCGTCCGTGTTCTTCGTGGTCGTGCCACCGTTCGGGTTAAAGGTCGTGGTCGAGCCGTCTGGGTTCGTGCTCGTGGCCGTGGTTGTCGCAGTGCCTGTTGGATTCCCCGTAGGCGTCGGCAGAGGATTTGGCGTCACGGCTGGGTTAGTGTTCCCGATCGGAGGCGGTAGTGGATTCTTGGACGTGTCAGGAAGCGTTACGGGCTGCCCGTTAATGTTGACCGTGTTCGTGTTAGTATTCGCCGCTGGCGGTTGCTTCAGTGCCGCTAAAGTCTGCTGACTTTGCGCCCAAGCCGCCAACTGCGACATGGTTTGAGTGAGCGCGTTCGCCCGGGCAATGTCGCCCGCCGCTACCGCTGATGCAATCTGCGTCTGGATGTTCGCCACTGCATTGGCCGTGCCTGTCTGAATGCCTGCCACCGATGTTCCGTATTGATTCGTAATCTGGGCAATCGTGTCGCCGATGTTGGTATTCGCGTTTACTCCGGTCGCTGTGGCATTCGCTCCGAGGTTGGAAAGCTGCGTCGGGACTGCGAGGTTCTCTTGGTATGTGCCGAGAGCGCGATTATAAGCGGCTTGGTACTCCTGCGAGGCCGACTGCCCCGCATAATCCGACAAGCCTTTGAGAGTCGCGCCGGACTGAGAGTTGCCGCCTCCTGCCGAGGCCGCATTCTGAATGGCCTGCTCGCCCTGCTTCAGCCGGAACTGATAGGCGGGATCGTTTTCGAGGTTCGATGGATTAAAACTGAACGGCTTGGTATTCTCCAACGAAGTCAGTCCGGTAGTGCCAGCCGTTTTGTATGGGTCCAATGCCGCATTGTTCTGCGCTTGAATGTTGGTCAGTTCGCCCGTCGCATTGTTCAGCGAATCTTTCAGGGTGCCTTGTGCGGCGGTCGCGCCCTGCTGAATCGTGCCGACTGCCTGATTGCCGCCCGCGACTAGAGCACTCTGGGCGCTACCAATGCCGTTCTCGGCGGCGATTAAACCGGCCGCATCGAGGGCCGGAATCGTGGCGGGATTCCCTAAAACGCTCATTACGCCGTTGCCGATTGTGCTCAGAACGCTCTTAGGCTGACCCGCTACTTCCTGCGAAGCCGCGTCGGGGATCTGAGATTTAGCTCCTGCTGTCGCGACCATTGAGCGCGGATTCGCGCCTGTCGCAAGGCTGGTTACGGGCGTACTTGCGGCTGGTGGTGACATTTGCCCGCCTTGCAGGGGCGAATCATTGTAAACGTAATTAGAAGGTGCGCCCGTTTGAGTCGTGCCAGCCCCTGCTTGACTTGTCTGCGAATTCGTTGGCGGGACGGTCGGGAGCGGAGTCATGCTCAGTCCGCCGTCTGGATTAGGCGTGGAATATTGGGCGCCGGTTGGAATCGGAGCGCCCGCGCCTTGGAGATTTTGAGCGGCCTGCAATGCAGCATTCTCCGAATAATTACCGCTCGCCAGATTCGAGGAATAAGCGTCTACCTGCGGCGCGGTCAGATTGCCGATGTGGGGCAGACCGTTGGTGTCATACCAAGTGCCGTTTGGGTCGCCGGAAGCATAACCGTTCGGAGTTGCCATATTTTATTTACCTACGACCGTCCACGCGGTTCCTGAATACCATGCCAATACCTTACTGCCCGGACTGGCCGCTGCGATTATCGCGCCCCACACGACCGTATTGCTGTTCGTCACGACCGCATACATTCCCACCGTAGCCGGAGACGGCAGAGTCGCGAATGTGAAGCTCGGGGCAACCGGATTCGTCCAAATCTTCGAGACGGCATTCCAGAGCAAGAAAATCCACCGTCGCCAGTACTCGCCCGTGATTGTTCCGCCATCATCGACCAACTTAGTATCAAAGTGCGGGATTGCTGGAAGAATCATGCGAGCCCCAATTGCGTGTCAAGACTGCACGCTGAAATCATGTAGTCCACTGGGTCCGTACAGGTCAACTGAACCACAATGTCATACCCGGACCCCATATGCGCCTTATACGCGCGTGACTTTCGATCGCCGCGAATACCCCAGCTTATTTGCCAGGCATTCGGAAACGTGCGGCCCCCGTCGTAGGACACTTCTAGCGTGCTCTGGGCCATCCAGTACGGCTGGCCTTGCGCGACTTCAAGTCCGATTCCATCATTGCCGTCAAACTCGATGCGGTCTAAGTAAATCCGCTTGCTGGAGTTGTACATATGGGGCGTTCGGCGCAGCCGGTACATCGGCTGGCCGTTGTCGTCGAGATATTGCGAACTGAGGCTGTAGATCCGCTGCAATGTCGGGGAAAGCGGATCATCTTCCGGCCGCGCCCGACTGCCTACCAGAATCAATCCGTAAGCATTGACGCAGCAGAAGCCAAGATGCGATTGGAACACTTGCCCCGTAAAATAAGGCACTTCCGTCCAGCCCATGACCGGACCGAGCGAATCGTCATATTCCCATGTAACGGAATTACCCCGATCATCGACATTCGGGAAGCTGACGCGCCAGCAAGGGTGCCCATTTTCCCAATAGCACCAGCCGTAGGCGTCGGTCTGATTCTTGTACGTCGCAAAGATGGCGTCGATTGCGGGATTGCTTATCTTGACGATCGCCTGCCCTTGGATTTTATAGGCTGCCGCCTGCCCAGCTCCGCTACCCTCTCCAGTGTGCTCAGAACCGAGGAAAAACAGCGAGTCCGAGAGCTGCTCCAGCGATGCCGGGGCGAGCAAACCGTAGTTATAGACTGACGAAATATCAGTCAGGAATGGGAAGATCGGTTCGCCCGCATTGTAGACCGATTCGATTTGCGAGGAGCCCATGAACCAAAGCCGCTCTTTCATCTCATGAACGCCGAGGATGAAATCCGGCCGCGCATTTGCGGATGTGACCTGCGTCGGGTCCCACGTCGTCGCATCGTTGATGGCCGAAAGCTGATACTGCGTTGAATTCTGGAACGTCAGAACAAAGAAGCCGTCCATGTAGGAAACGCAATTCGGCGTCCCAATCAGTCCGACCGTCACAACTGAGGCGATGGCGCTACTTATGATTCCGGTAAATGTCAAATTGAAAACAATCAACGAACCGCCGCTGACAATCGCCAATTGCGTGGGGCTAGCCGCCATATAAGCCCGCTTGCCGTCATCTGGAGGAGCAACCGCCACAGTTCCGTAATTTACAATGAATTTAGTCGGAGGTCCGCCGATCTCCAAAAGTACCGCGCCCTGAACGACAAACATTCGAGTTGCTGGCGATACCGTGGCAGGCAGAAGTGTATTGCCTGGGCCCGGAACCACGATGGCGTTTGAGATGGCAATCGCGCCGCGGGAATAGTTCGCATATCCGTCCAGATTGGCGTATTCCGTCAATCCCGGCTGCCGCAAAAGCGCGAACTTATTCTTCCCCTGCTGACTAAGCAGCGGTTCCCGCCGGAAGTTCACGACACGCGAACACTCCGCAATTATCGAGGACTCGGTGTAAGCAGGCGCGTCGGTAAATGCGGTATATTCCGGCATTACGGCTTCGGCTCCTCATCCTTCTCAGCCTTGGCATTCGCCGCGTCATCTTGCTGGCCTTTCTTGAATATGCCAGTTGCGATAGGGCCAATAATCGCAGCCAATACCATTCCGGCTTGTTCCCGCGCCCAATTGACGTTGGAAGTATCGCTGATGCTTTCCATGTGCCAAATCATCGTAAGAAACAAAAGCAATATGAAGAGAAGTAATAGTTGTCCGAAATGATCGCCAACAAACTTCATTTACCGTTCCTCATCAGGGAAACTAGCCGGATCGCCCGGGCTCCGACTTGGTTAAACCATGCTGAGTTGGTCATCTGATTGGCCGCTTCCTCGTATTTACTCGCCTCCATCGCCTCCAGAGCCAGTTTGAAGCCAGACAGTTTGGTAATCCCCATGTTGAAGCACATATTCGCAAGAACATGCTGCCGAACTTCTGACATGCCCCTCCACCACGGCCAGAGGCCATCTAACGCCACGATTGCGGCCTTAATATCATTATCGAGAAGGATTATGGCTTCATCCTTCGAGATACCAATATCGGTCAGATTGCGGCCAACGCCGATAGTCAACTTGCCCACCGTGTCTGTATAGGGATGAAGGCGAATCCCTTCATCAATGATCAACATTTCGCGCAGGACGGTATAGTTCACGATCCGCCCCTTGTTAAATGTTCCAGCATGTCAATCTGCCGCTCTAGGCGCTCTATTCTTCCGCTGAGCCCGTCCACGCGACTGACTACGACCCCGCTGAGATAAGCCAATACGATCAGATTCACAATCAATGTAATGACCCATCCATATCGGTGACAGCCATCTACAAAGCTAGCTTCCTTGTCCAGTACTTCCATCTGCCCCCATCCCAAATAGAGAGAATTACCGCGCTACGCATACCCACATGAACTTATCGTTTGAAGTCAGATTCGTTACCGTGAAAGCACTCGTCGAAATGGCCGATATTCGTAATGCCGCCACTGTCGTTTCATCATTTGCGACACAGAAGGGCTGAGCGGAGAAACCCACGGAGAAGTTTATCGTGCAGGACGTTGCGCCTGTCGCTGTCGCCTCTCCTGCAAAATCACTGGAACCGCTCGTGATACTTCCCGTGCTGCAACTGCCGATAGTTGGAGTGCCTGGGCTTAACAATGGGCCGGTCGTCGTCCCAACCCGTAAATAGCTTCGGGTCGTTACGAATCCAGTGTCGGTAATCGACATATTTACAGCATTGTTTGCGCCGTTCTTAAATTGAGTCGAGCCACTGGACCCGACGAAATTTAGGTTCGTACCGTCGCCGTAGATCCATGGATTCGTTCCGCTTGCACCCCAAGCTATCTTAACGGAAGAGGCCAACTGAACAATCGAGCCCGTCCCTGAAATAAATCCGTAAGTGGGTGGTGCCGGTAAAGCGACGCCATCAAGTTGCTTGATGAGCGTGCCTACTGCTTGCCCGTTGCAGGTGTTTCCGCTTCCGGCCGCGTAGATCGCAATGCGATATGTAAGTCCCGCCGCCAGCCATGCATATCCACGGCCCGAGGCGTCAAGCTGTAGAGGATCGGCGTTCGGAGTTCCCGCAGTGGCGCTGGTATAGGTGCTCTGTGGCGTCGTATTGCCGCTTTGGTAGGAACAAATCCAACCATTCGTTAGAGGGAATCCGCTATTGTCGAGAAACTGCGGAATCGCAGGGAACAGGCTCGCTCCATTCGACTGCCCGAAGGTATGGGGCGCGAGGATAATCAGCATGACGAATATCCACGCGATAATCGTCAACAGAAACCCAAGAACGCGCTGCCAAATAGTCAACATCCAGACTCCTTACAAAGCGCTCGGTTTATGCGCTCCTGCTCGAATCGTGCGTGAGTGTTCCAGATACCCGCAGCCAGTCTTGGTCCGCCTACAGTCGCTCGCAGCGTTGGCGCAACCCAGCGCGGCGTTGAATCATGTCGAGCGGCCCATCCGACAAGTTCAACCGCCGTACCGATCCCGACATTGAGCACGATCTGCTTGCCGAGCGAATGCGGAACGAAGGGGTTTTGCTCAACCATTCCCGGCACGGTTAAGGCTTTGCGCGTCGAGATGACATCCGCCGAGATACCGCCCCAGAGCAGGAGATGCGAGAGAAAGCTAACGATGGCTATGTGCTTCATTGGAATGACCTTGTGCGCCAGTCAAAAGACGAGTCGTCTTTATTGTTCACCCCATCGCATGAATCAATAATCGGAGGCGGCTGATTCGGCGATTCCATATCGTTTCGGGCAATCCGCGCCTGCTGCTGAATCAATTGAATGTCCGCACGGCCTGGATACATCCCATAAAGCCGTTCTGCCAGCGTCCAGACCAATGCGGAGTCATATCCGGGCGGCAGATTCAGCGCGGTATTGAGTTCCGTTAGGTCCAGACTGACGAACTGTTGCCACCAACGAAGCAGCATCTTGTTGCTCGTCAGTGACGGCGAAGTCGGGTAGGGGTAAATCGTGCCATTCGGAAAGGTCGGCTGGTAATAGATCGCATACGGCCACTGCGAGGCCAATGTCGGGACGGCAATCTGCCAGTACAAATCCACATTGATTACCGATAGCGGCACTTCAACGTTCGGCGTCTGATTGGTCAGAACGATCTTCGCAAACTCCAGCTTCTCCGGCCGCGCCCCGCCGCTCGACATGATGAAATCAGGAGTATTCGCCGCAATCCCGATGGTGTACGTCACCTTCGAGGTGGTGAAGGTGAAAGCCTGCTGAACCTCGTAGAACGCCTTACGCTTGCGGGTATTCCACTGGCTGAAAATCAAGTTAAGTTCATCGAGCGCAACTTGGTTGTCGTCGCCATCCGGGGCAGCACTTGCCGCAATGACGTTCAGCTTACGCAACGCCTGCGTGATGATGATCTGTCCGGTCAGTGCGGGTGCTGGCATCTAGTCTTCCGATTTCTTCGACTTCTTGACTAGAGAGCCAAAGAATGATCCCGGCACCACGGCGGCTCCGACAAGATAGTCTCCGACGCTTGCAATGCTTCCCGGAGGCAGAAAAGTAGGGTCCTTCTGGCCTTCGAGAACTATCGGCAGTCTTCCATTGTGTTCATGTGTCGGATCGCCAGTTTTCTGCGGCTCGCCTACTTCGGTAATTTTCAGGGCTTCAACGGTTCCAGCTAATGTGTATTGCATGGTCTATTTCTTCTTCTGGCTGACAGCCGCGAGAATCTCGGCCATCGTTGCTTTCAATGAGGACATTTCATCTTCGAGCGTGTCGAGGCGACCATTCGACGCTGTCGCCGTTTCGGGAGTAATCGCGCCGTTCTTCTTCGATTCGGCCTTCAGCACGAATTTGCGGCCGTAGCCCAATTCGATGGCGGCGGTTTCTTCCACCTTGCCCACCACGCGGATTTGGTCGCCATTCAGGTTGCACAGAATGCGCGGGTAATCATTCGGCGGCAGGTTGCGCCGATCGTTGGTAAAGCCAGCTTCGGCGAGTGCCTCCTCTTCTTTGCGGGTATGGGCATAGCGTACTTCGGGCTCGACCTCGGGGCCGTGGTCCTTGTACATGCCTATTGGATAAGTCGTATCTGCCATGAGTCTCCTTTGAAATAGGCGTCACCGGCGTCCATGACGTGGGAAGCCTCTAAGAAATTGCCAAAATGAACGTAAGCGGATGCCAGATTTCTGCGAGCGATGGGCATGTTGGGGTCGATCCGCACGGCCTCTTCTGCGGTTTGTAATGCAGCATCCCAGCGATCTGCCGCCGCATAGAAGCCCGCCAGCTCGACATGGGCATAAGCGGAGCCAGGATTCTGCTGGATCGCATCTTCCCAGAGCGAAACACCACTGCGGTAGATGTCAGCGCGGCCCATCGACAGGACTGTCAGAAAGCCGAGCGCCACCGGAATCAAGAACGGTTCTCGTGCCAGCGCCGTGCCAATCAGGATCGAAGCGCCCGCGATCGCCAGATAATAGCGATGATCCATCACGAGGCCTGCGACCTCCGGCAATGGAACGAAGATAAAAATCAGCAGATTGAGGAATATGAGCGTCGATGCAAGGCGGATGATGGGCTTTTCCGCGAGATTCGCCAGAAGGAATAGGCTGATAAGCAGCGCCCCGCCTGCTAGTTCTGCGCCGGCCGAATACACCGTGAGCGGCAACGCCGACATATTCACCGGGATAAACAGCTTCGGAGCGATATAGGAAGCGACCGCCGACAGATAATGCCGCCCAAACTCGACCTGCGAGAGGATCGGAGCGAGCGGGATATCACCCTGTGGTCGCAAGCCAGTCGATGGAATATAGCCATATGCGGAAGCAATGAGCAGGAATCCCGCAAGAATCCCCGCCCATCGCTTCCAAAGCGACACACGAACAGCAACGAGTGCCGCTAGACCAAGTAGTAAGCCGCTGCGACCCGATACCGAAGCAACGGCATCGGCCGCAAAAGGGTGCACCGCCAAGACAGCGGAGGAAGGGAACGCCAGGAGGATGGAATCTGTCCGGCGGTGCACAATCGAGAAAAGGAGAAACACGGCTGAGAGATGGAGAACGAGATTCGTCAGCATCCAGCCGCCGAGATGCCGATTGATGACATAAGTCAGAATGAGCAGGGGCCGGAATCCATAACCCGCTGTCTGGGCGACCCAGATATCATCAGGATGAGAGAAACCAGCCCCATTGAACGCAAGAGCGCCATACGCCACCAGTACGATGGCTAATAGTGCTAGATATGGCGCTAACTTGTTCATTCTAATACAAGCACATAACCGGCCCAGTTGAGGCAATCAGCGTTGTCGGGAGTGCCGTGGTTACTGGTGCCGAAGCCGCCGTAGCCGCTCCACCCCCAATCAAGTTGGTGAATGTGCCGAAAGTGCCGGTAAATGAACTACCCAACAATCCCGTCCATGCGCCTAACCCTGCCGTCGAGGAGCCGGGAGTAAGCGGAACGACGCGAGGCCGCGCCGTAGTGCCATTGACCTGCAAGCCCACCCAATAGCGGGAGGGTCCGGTCACGATAGCAGTTGAGGCGAAGGCGATATCCTGAAACGTACCGACGCCCGCAGATGTGGTACCCGCAACAGGAGTGTTGGTGTACAGCGTTCCATCTGCCCGATAGAGCGCCAGCGCGAATTTATCGGTTGCCGCCACAGTTCCATTGAGCTGGGATAATCCCGTTGCAATGAAACTCTGCGGCACGTCAATGGTTGTGTAGTAGACCGATCCCGCAACCGGCGTTAGAGCAGTACCCATCACAATCGGGTCTACTGCGTCACCGAAGGAGGTCAGCATCGTCAGCGTGCCGACGAAGTTTGGCGCACAGAATCGAGCCGTCCGTGCTCCGAGGTCGCCAACCATCGTCTGGGCGGTCCATGTCCCAGAATTGCAGTTCATCAAGCGCCACGTGTCATAGGGCTTGTCGTAGGCGATAACCGGGAGGTATTGGTTATTCGCTTCCGTGCAGCCACCGGACGGATACGTGGTCCCGAGGAACAAACCAGCCGTGTTGCCCGTATTGACGTTGAAGATGCCGCCACCGGGTCCGCAGATGACGACGGAGCCCGAAGCGTGAGGCGTGGCCGATCCACCGAGAGCTCGGCGTACCGTCAACACTTTACTCGTGGTATTGACTGCCGCAACTCCGACGATTTCGTGGTCCACCAAGCACAACTGCTGCCCGCCGGTCTGAGTGAGGGCATTCAGCGAAGTCGTGGAGGCCGTAATATTGGTAACGGCCGTCAGCGGAAATTGGTTGTTAGCCGCCCCGCCCAAGATCGCCGCCGAAGTCGTGGTGTTCACGGGCTGACTCTGAGCGTGAGCCGTCATGGTCATGCCCAGAACTGCGAATGTGAAAAGAAGGATTTTTAGTGTGTTTTTCATGTTCATTTTCCTCCTTACTGGCTCGATGCCACGAGAACCGCGCATCGGTCTTGGTAGAGCGGACCGAAGCCGATTAAGGCATCAAAGCGGTTAATTTGGCGTCGTAGAATTCCATCGAACATGCTGAGAGCTGCGATTGAAATTCCGGTATTCGGGTCCTTCTTTTGCTGAGCGATTTTCACAACGCCCCCTTCTTTGGGCATCATCAGCTCAACTCCCGCCATGGCGAAAGCCAGCTTGTTGACTCCCATGCCGAGCACGCCGCTTTTTGCGGTCGCGTTCGCCATCGTGGTGCCGGGCCAGAGGGTCAAAACAACGCCGTTTCCGGGCAGTGCATCAACGTTCTGGTAAGGCGAGCCGGGGCCGATAATCGCCGGGAGAATGTTCAGTGTTGCGGTAGAGGCCGCGCCAGTGGTCGAAGCCGTAATCTTGAATTGTTTCAAGGTGCCGGTAGACCGCTTGGTACGCGGGTTGACGTTGTTCACGCCAGCGATGTTGATAATGTCGCCGCGTAAGAATGTGTCTCCTGTCGTGCAAGCCACTGTCAGGGTCGAGCCCGACTGGCTACCCGTGGAGGTCGTCACGCCCGTGGCGACGGTATTCCAGACACCAGTGGTGTGCTGATGGCAAGACATCGACTCGAACCAGTCCCATCCGGCCGCTTTACCCACCGAGCCGGTCTTGTACTGCTGACTGATGGCGTCGGTCGGGTTGAACTGCGTCAAGCTGTTGGTGATCATCGTCCGCATCATTGCGGGCGTCACACCGATGGCGCGGGTGGAGTTTGCGCCCCATCCAGCGTTCTCAACCATCCGTTGGCGGGCTTGCGCATAGACATCCCATGAAGTTGGGATAGCGCCCAGCGTACCGACAACGTTGTTAGCGTTGAAGAAGGCGAAATCCATGAAGCGCAGTTCGAATTCCTGAGCCATCTGTTCCATGGCGGGCTTGTTGTACTCTTCGCGGATCTGCTCTTGAGTGCGTTCCAGTTTCAACGCTTCCTCGATGGAGTCCCATTCAAAGCCGATCTGCATGGGCTGATCCACCGTGAGTGTGGTCGTCTGACGATTGATCGCCTGAGCGGTGTACTCAAATGTATCGGTGACGACAAATTCTTGTGGGAACTTGACGCGCACCGTATCTCCAGGCTGAAAGTCCTTTTTGAACTCATCCTGGTAGGTGAAATTGGCATAGCCTGCCATCGCCAGCATGTTGGTCAACAAGCGGAGACAGTCCATCGCTACCCAATCCGTAACTGCATAACTTCCGGGTGTTCCGGCCATAATTACCTCGAATCGGTACTAGGCACCCTGCTTAAACCGCTCCGCATCGCGCTTATTCTGGATGCGGTTATAGGCGGCTTGGTCGCCGCGCTGAATCGCATCCGCCAGCTCGTCTTGCACTGGTGTTCCACGTGGCACAATCGAAGCTTCGGTTGATGGGCGCGGCAGGGCCCGCGTTGTGGTTTCTTTAGCCGGTTTGTCGAGGTTCTTAACGATTCGAGAGATTTCCGCGTCTACCTTGCCTTGGGCAATGCCGATCTGGAGCATGACGCCCTGTTTCTGCTCTGGCGTCAGACTCTTCCACGCTTCCGGTTTCTGGTATTGAGCCAGTCCCTCGACGTGAGTCATCTGTGCCAGCTGCGTGGCCTCTTCCAGATGCGTCCCAAGCCAATAGCGCAGCTTATGTTCCTGCGGATGGCGTATGAGCGTTTGAATCAGGATGTCCGAAGCCGGTATGTCCTTGTTAAAGGCTACCTTGTCGAAGTCCTTGTATTCCTTGCGCCCCTGCTCCAACCGTTGCTGCCGTTCGACCTGCTGACGTTCGGTAACGGATTCCTGCTTGATGTTGGTCGCTGCCTTTTGAATCTCGCCTTGTATCCACTTCGCATCAGCAATTTTCCAAGCCGCCACGTCCTTGTTGAACTCTTCGACGGTCTTGTATTTGCCGATGTCTGGATAGTCGGGCCTGTCAGAAGTTTCGGGCAATTGAGTAGCAGCGGTCGCAGGGGCTGAAGGCCTGCTGGCAGCACTCTGACCTTGCTTCTCGTAAAGCTCTAACTTCGCTTTGGCAGCAATCAGCTCTTTTTGGGTTTCCGTGAGCGTATTGCGGAGTCCTCTGAAGTCGCGATCTCCTCGCGGTTTCGGCTGTTCTTTAGTCGCGGGCTCTGAGGCCGCCTCGGTTTGAGCCACATCCGCTTGTTCAGCGGGGGCTCCAGATTCGGTGGAGGCCGGGACCTCCGATTTCGTGCCGTTCAGTGCTTCGGCTTTATCAAGGTCGCCGTGCAATTGCCATGAATCGCGGGCTTCACCCTTCAACGCCCCAACACGTTGCTCGATAGATGGAGCGGCGGGGGCGGCTGGTGTTTGTTCGACTATTGCTACTTGTTCATCAGGCATTTGCGGGTGTCTCCTGTTGGTTCTGTTGCTGTTGCGCGGCTGCCACTAACTGCATCTGCTGTTGCTGGGCTGCCGCTGCGTTGTCTTTGTCGGTAATGGCGTGCTCGTGCATCCGATCCATGGCGTTCTGGACGGCTTCATGCGTCAAGCCCACCTTTTCGGTGAGCACGTCGGAAATGTGCTTGATGTACTCGATTTGCTGGTCGAGCGTGTCCATGCGCTCCTTCACGCTCGCATTAATCTCGGCAATCTGTAACTTGGTCGCGTTGTTCTGCTGGTTGATGCGCTCGTTGGATTGCAACTTCAGGCTCTCGGCTTGGCGCTCCTGCTGGAGCTGCTGAACTGCCTGCTGGAGCTGCTGAATCTGCTGCTGGGCCATTGCCTTGACCTGCTGCACCATCGGGTCAGCCTGCCCTTTATTCATGCGGGCCTGCTGCATCGGCATTGGTTGCAAGGTTTCGAGCATTGCCGCCAGTTCGTCGCCATAATCACCGAGGCCGCGCAACCGTAAAGCTCCCGGCAGTACCGCAATCAAGACCTGCGGGTCGTTGATCTTCATCAGGTCTTCGCTGGCCTGTTCCTGCTTGTCCTGCAAGGTCTGATAGAGCTTGCCGGTACCGACTGCGACGGCAAAACGGCCCTTGTATGTGTCGGCCGTGATCGTCGCCATCTGGTGCTTGCCGAACCTGTCACGGATCGCGACTTCCATACCTTCCTCATCAAGAAGGGGGATAATCCGCTGCATCATGCGGTATTCGCGCTCTTGAGACAGCTTCAGAGAGCCGAAGTAGTGGGCCGTGCCGATAGCCATGTCCTGCTGAATCGCGTCAAGAGCCTTGCCAGACTTCGCTACCGCGTCTTTGTGATCGACGGAGGCCATGCCAATGGCGTTCTGAATGCCCTGCAAGCAGGACATTTTCGCCATCTCGATAAACTGGTAGCCCGCGATGTCATATTGTTCGATTGCTGGCGGGGGAAGCGGCTGCCCGCTTGTGGGATCAACGACGGGCTTATATTCACGGTAGGCTTGGTTGGCTCGCGGGTTCCAGTTTGTCGAGGTGTCGAAGGTGCCTTCCGGTCCAATACGGGCAGTGCGGGGAGCCAAGGCCATCAGTTCTTGGCCCTGCGAAATCACGTAGTCGTAGAGGAGTTGACCAACCCGGGCCCGCCGAGTCATCGACTCGATAGTCCGCACGCCGTTCTCGTAACGAACGCGGCCGGTGACGACATAGAGCGGAATCTCGGGGTCGATTCCATAATCGATGTCGCCGGGGTCAATCCATTCGATTTCGTCCAGCGCCTCGACGCCGTTGAAAATGGTTTTTAGGACCTTCTTTTCTTTGACTTTGCGGCGGTTGGTGATGCGGCCTTCAAATGACTTGGTGCCATCCTCGAATTCGTCGGCGTAAACGTTTACTCTGCCCTCCATGCCATCGACTTCGAGCAGTTCGCGCTCGTCTTCTTGGAAGTGCCAATATGCGGCCACCTGTATCGTGTTGTCGTCAATCCAGCGGGGCGCGGAGTCCTGATAGCTGTCAAAGCTCTGAAGAACCGCCTTCGGGTATCTTTCCTTGAACTCTTCCCGAGTCATCCGGTCGATTTCCCAAGCTCGCCGAAGGTCGGACCAATCGCGTTTCTTGGCAAAAGAAGGGACTACCGTGTTCGGGTCCTGCACCTCACGGATGACGAGCTTCTGTCGGAACTTACCGGCATAGGCCGTTTCCCAGAAGTAAAAGCCATAGGAGCCTTCAATCGCGTTCTTGGCCGCCGTCAATCGCGGACCGGACGCCGCTTCCTCATATTCAATCTGCCGGATACGTCCTTCGAGCTGCTCTGCCGTCTGTGGGGTTGCACCACTGCCCGCGGGCTGCGTCGAAATCCCCATCGGGTTCATGTCAATTTGATTGATGGCGATATCTTCAAACTGAGTAATGACATTCTCGTGAAGGCAGGGACGCTCCGCGCCTTTAACGTGGCGAGCATTCCATTCGGCATCGGGCCATGGGCCTTGGTCCGTCGAGAGACACTGAATATCAAGGTCGCGCTGTTTCTTCGTTTCCGCCCAATCGTCAACGTCCTGGTCGAATAAACGACGGATTTCGTTGATTTCTTCGGTGGAATACTTCTTCATCGTCCAAACATCCGCTTGTATTCGGAGTCCGTAAGCTTTTCGATCAACTCTTCGTCGCCGAATCCGTCATCGCCGCGAAGCCTTAGGACGGCATGCCATAGTTCATGAAGGGTGATCTTTCTCCGCTGGGCAAGATCCGGATCCGTAACCATCGTGATCCGCCGAGAGTCAAATTCCGTCATTCCATACCAATCTTGCTTAGGGATTCCCGGCGCATGTCGGATATCGTAGTCGGTCATTACCTCAACTATTTCGCGCTCAGTTAGCGGGGATCTATCAGCAATGTTTACTGTCTGGCCTAGTAGGAGCGAAACGGCGAACAGCGCGATTTTCATCGCTGGGTTGGCTCCAGTTCCTTGACCGGAACTTGACGGCTAAAGCCCGTTCCTAGCTGGAAGATCGTTGCTGTCGAGTCATAGACGTAGGTAACGAGGTATTTCCAGCGGGGCTCCGTGTCCGTCTTCACCATCACGAGGTCACCGCGCTTATACGTGATTCCTTCTGTCATCAGTACTGGCGTACCGGAGCCTTACGGCCAACTCCCATCGGGTTGTTGCCCGCATGACGTTCGGCGAGCTTCTGGTGCTTGTCGTCGGCCTTGGGCTGCGGTTTCTCCTCGGCCGCTTCTTCTCGTGGCGTATCGTCGGGCTCATCGGCCTCTTCCAAGGCATCGTCAATATGGTTGGCTACTTCCTCGGGCTCCATGACGTGCTCTTTCTTCGTGCCATCGGCAAAGTGATGCTCCACGCGATGCTTTCCGCCCTCATGCTGATGAATCTCGATGTGATGCAGTTTCATGCCTACTTTCCGTTGGCCAATGTGCGACCTGTTTTGCGCGAAGTTTCGAGTGCAACGGCAATGGCTTGAGCGTTGGCGCGTTTCTTACCGAACTTCTGCTCCGTATGGGCATAAGTCGGGCCCGAATGAAATTCCTTGATGTTTTCCGAGATGACTTTTTTGCTTTTACCCTTGTGCAATGGCATCTTTTTCTCCTGTAACAACGAAAAAGCTCCACATCCCCTCACTAGTGAGATGTGGAGCTTTTAAAACTTCGTTGTTTGCAACTCGGCTGGCCGGCCGCGCAAACTGATAATGACTTTTTACGCTACATGCTTTGCATTATAAAGTACTTTCGTTTCATGGTCGAATAATCCGAGACATCGACGTGTCGGCGACAATGACGGACTGTTTCGTCGGGAACTGCGGATTCGGAAAGCTGAGATAAGGAATCATCTTCTCGAAACACGCCCTACGGCGCTCCTCATCCTCTTCCGGCAGCAACGCCGCATTGAGTACCGCTTGATTCGGGATCGCCTTGGTCAATTCAATCCAGTACGTCGCCTTTTGCAATTCGGCGGTGTAGTGCGCCTTTTTCTTCAGGCGGCTGACTTGCTTGCGGTTAAGTCGTGTCTTTGGCATAATCCCTAGTTATGAGCAAAATAAACGGTAAAGTCGGATTGCATTTTCAGCCTCTCAAACACTTTCCTGTGCCAGTTGCACTATTTTGGCTTGGCGTCATAGCCTTTTTGTACTTCGCTCATTAATGCGGCCTAAATCGGATACGTGACGGCAGACCGCCGATTGTGGGCGCTTGTCCCGATGCGGTCGGCAATCCGATGGGATTGCTAGACAAAACCAACCCGTCCGCCCACATTGCAGAGGCCGGGTTGCTGTCCAAGCAGCCACCGAAGTTTATAGCGACCCCACCACTACCGCCTCCGCTAGGCGTTGGCGAACTGGCGAGCGATAAAGATCCATCGCCCGAGTTGTAGGCCGTAACAAGGTAATTACCGACGACGAAATTAGTCCCCGCGCCGACCGACATTGTTGCTCCGACTAGACCAGCGTTAAATGCTGGCCCAGCAACCGTGGTAATACGCAACGAACCTGCTCCGCTCGTGGCTAAATCGCCCCATGCATAAACGCAGCGATCCGTGTCTTGCGTCAGTAAATAAATCTTGCCAATCGTCTGCCCTAAATTGCTCCAGTTATAAGGTCCGTAGTTCGCAACCGGCTGCAAATATGGAGATCCATCAGCCGCAGCCCATAGCCGCCAAGTTGAATTGACGTATTCATCGTTTGGCGCTTGTCCGACGATTCCTTGAGCCGCCGTAGATGACAATACTAGATCGTTTATACCATCTGAGCCGCCAAGATGACCACCTTTGATGGTCAATACGTCCTGCTGCGTATTATTCGTGCCCAAGGTGTGGATTTTCGCAGGAGATGTATGAGTACTGGAAACCTCGGTTACGTCAAATGTCGTTCCGCTGCCAGAACAAGGGCCTGAGCATGTATCGTATGCAAGATTCGTTTGTGTCCCTGAGCCCGAAGACACTCCCGCGGGAGTTTGAGTTGCCCATGCACCAGACCCTAACGGGCCAAGATCAATCTCGGCATAATATGTAATCCATTGGTTAAATGTGTAGTCGTCGCAATTTGAAGGGTCGCCTGGATGGTGATTGACTTGTTCATAAGAGCAGTACGGAGTCGATCTTGCACTTTCCAATAAAAGATCTGGCCCATATTGAGTCGTATAGTTCGGCTCAAATGGCCAATAGCCGACGTGAGAACTGGACCCGCCGCAGGATTGCTCAGTTGCTGGAAAACCACGGTTGTTCACATTCAAAACGGCGATGTCCACGGTCTGGCAAATAAGGCTCCATGTCATACTGTCGGGATCGCCTTGCGATATGCCGAAGTGCTTCATGCCCTCGCCGGATGGGTAGTTTCCCCATCCCGTTCCAAACCGCTGCCGCCACATCATGTAACACTTAGAGCTGGCTCCGCAGGTTGTTGCTAAATTATCGGATAGATTTGCATACCACATTGGCGTGGCAGTCGGCTGCCCGTCTGCTGGAATTGTAAATTTAATACTGCAAGTTCCTGTGGCAAAGACAGTGCAGTCTTTTGTTGCTTGGGTATAGGTGCCGGGAAACGCCGAACCGTCGTCTTCTACTAATCCATATGGTCGAAATGTGCCATCCCACGAGCCAGTGACCGAACCGCCGACAGCGCCAGAGAACGTAATGCCGCTGTACCGCGGCTGCATATGGGAATCAAGTTCAAAATCTTCGCAGCGAAGAACGCCAGTCTGAGCGCATTGAGTGGCAAGAGTTTGCAAGCCAGTCGCTTTGTAAAGTAGTAAGGCTGCCGTACCGGACCAATCGAACAAATAAGCAATGACGCCGTGGTCTTTCATTGCCCAGGAAATCATGCTGCCGCCACAGTCTCCCCAGCAAAATGCACCTGAGTTTTGAGCCCCGACTGTCCCGAGAGGAGGCGTAGTTACCAGCGTGTACACTCCATAACGCCCCGACGTACCGTTAAATGCGAACGGATCGAGAGAATAGACCTTGAAGCCGCTCGTATTATTGGTGCTGCCGATACAATACGGCATACAGCCGACAGCCATCACGATGAACTTGTTGCTCATCGGGTCCGCGACAATGTTGCCCGCGTGCGAATCTCCGATTGGAATCGGAGAATCAGTCAACTGCGTGACCACTCCATCGCTATCGTAGCGCCACAACTTGTAATAATTGGCTTCACTGTACTGGTAACAGCCGCCCGTCGCGTTCGTGCCATCCGTGGGATCGGTAGTGAGGGCTAGAGACGTGGCGCTGATCCAGTGATCGACAAGATAGTAACCCGCGATGAAATGTGATCCCGACGCTCCGCAGAGAGTGCCTTCGTTTATAAAGATGTATTGACTGCCAAGGCCAAGAGCGGCCGATGGCAGACTACTGGAAGCCGAGACAATAACCTTACTCCCCGCCGTGCTCGTCATGTCGGGAGAACCGAAGTTGCTAAACGTCGTATTGTTGTTGCCGCCGCCATGCACTTCGCAGTTACAGAAGGGATTGTAGTCACCCTCGGATTGATAAATACCGCCGACAGAACCGGTGGTTAATGCGGAATCGGTATCGCTGAGAAACCAGCCCTGTGTCGCCGTCAAACTCGTCGATTTACGCAGCGGGCTGAAAAATCCCATTTGTCCGAACGTTCCAAAGTAGCAGAAGAAACTACCTGCGAAATCCGACTCGATATCCGTGGCATTAACGCCAGTCGTGACTTGCGTTCCCTTGAAAATTGGGCCTTCCCACCAGCCACAGTTGTCGGCGGATGCAGTTACGGCAGAATTAGTCGTGAATGGAGTCTGCGTCCATTGACTCGTCGGAGGATTAAATACGCCATTCGGCAAGTAATCGACGACGACGGGACCGGAACCTATGGCGTACTCGTGATAAAAGACAGACCCCGACAGGGGATCGACGACTACGTGTCCGTACTGGTGAGAGATCGTGGGTTGTGGAGTAGTCGCTGAATTGTTGGCAGGACAGCCGGGATTTTGGATATATGCAGTCCCCCCGGACGCCGCTGAACCATTTGTTGCTGAACTGGCTAACGTAATACTGCTGCCGTCGCTCGCCTCTGAGAGAATCAGGATGGGGCTGCTGATTGTATTATTGAAGTTGGTTCCCGACGAGACGTAGACATACATCCCGACAACTGCATTCGGAAAGTGAAATCCGTCAACGCTATGCAATACATTGCCTGCGCCAGCACTGGCGGTTAAATCGGTCCAGTAAGGCGTGTCGTTAGTCCGGCTATTGGCGCTTTGACAGACCGTCGCGAAGTTATTAGTCGATTCCGTGAAAGTCCAATAATGTAAATAGTCGTCAGGATGAGAAGCACCCATGAAGTGCAAGACTTCGCGGTTCGGGTCCCATGCTCCACGGTGAGCATAGGCCATATTGTCCGATGAGCCCGCGCCGTCCGTCAAAACATGGATCGTGCTATTGAGCGGCACAATGCCCCATTGCCCTACAGCCAGACCATTTGCGACCGCCGTGACTTGGTCGCCAGTTTGTGCATAGGCGCTGGTACACGCCAGGACTAACATCCCGATCAATGCAGTTTTAATTATTCGCATGATCCCACTCCGAGCAACAACCGCAGACATGGCTTGGTACCGCCCCCACCTCCTCCATTTGCTTTTATTGCAATGGCGGCGAATGCCGGGTACCCGCTCGATGCCGCAGTATATCCGCCCCATGTCAGCGTCTTACTTCCGGCCCCTCCAGCGTCCGCGATACTTTCGCCTGCGCCGTAGAAGACCGCATGAAAGTCTGGCCCATAGTCCAACGTGTAACTCGTATCCGCAACCCATCCCCCATTGCTATAAGAAGACATGGCGGCGATGATTGTATCGTTGGCCGTTGCGGTTAAAGTGATTGATGGATTCGTTTGATTATTTGCGGTCTGAATATCGGCGACAAACGAAGAGGATGGCGGACCGGTAATCTCGTAGAGCGCGATCTCCCCGATAATTCCACCGCCTCCTGTGAACGTTAAGCTGACCGTTAGCGCCGTCGTGCCAGTATTATGAACCGATGCAATATAGGCCGCGCCTGGAGTGGCATATCCGTTTCCTACGGAACCGTTTACAGTCCATGCGCCATTTGTCGGATCAGTAACGCTGGTTAGCGTCGGGAACACCCCTGCGTCTTCCGTCACGGTGAGGACAAGGGTAGTGCCTGCTGTACAATTTGCCCCATACGTCGCAGTGGGCGAATTTGTGGGCACGCTCACGGTAATGACCGTTACCCCCTGAGTAAACGTATTCGCGCCAAACGCAGAACAATTGAAGAGTAGGAGAATTAGAAACGCTTTACGCATTAGTAACTAACCGTCGAGATCCAACCAGCACATGAAATTTTCGTTGACGATCCGGTCGTCACATTGGCCGCGAACAGCCCATTCCCGAGAGTCGTCACCTTGAGCGGCGTCGGGAATTGTATTTGGGCACCCCCGCCGCCCGTGGTTGCCACTGCCGCCGCTGGAGCTGGAATGTTCCAGAGAGTCGTACCGCCGCTGCCGTCCTGAAGGATAATGTCTGTGCTGACGGTCGTGCTGGCGTTCGATACCGTGCAGCTCGTAATGTATGTGTAATTGGAGGCAGTCCCGGCGATAACGGAAGTACTGGTAGTTCCCGTCATTGCGCTTGTGACCGCGCCAGCCTTCAGAGTACCCGGAGCCGGAGGAATCGCACCGACGGCAAAGGACTGAGCCGCAAACGCCGAAGCTGCCGCGCTAACTGGAAGGGCAGTACCAGACGCAACGCCTTGGACGCTGAACACGCCGCCCGCCGCGCTACCAGCCGTACCCGCTCCGACGGTAATCAATCGCTGCGACGTGTCGCATTCCGGCATTCCCGTCTGAGTGTTGGCGATGGCAGTTGGCGATGATTCGTAATGACAGCCCATTGGCACGGGATTACTCGTCGGAGCCACGCCGATCGCTGCATCGACCGCCACGCCGCCCGCAATATTGACATCGGCCGCATAAGTTGAGCCGCTAGTATTGGTCGCGGTTAAGCCTCTATTGGTTCCACTGACATTGACGCCAGTGAATGAAGACGATGACGGGACGGAGGACCCGGTTGCACCAACGGAAGCATTGCTAAAAGTTCCCGATACTCTTAAAGCGCCGGCCGTGTCGCACGAAATCATGTTCGTCTGGGCCGTCGTATTTGTCGGCGGAGAGGTGGTGGTGGCACATCCCGTAGGAGTAACTAATTGACCGCTAGTGGTGGACCCTTGCGCCACTCCAGTTGCGCCGCCGCTCTTGACGTTGACATCAAGCGCGTTACTTGTCGCGCCAATCACATTGCCCGACCCGTCTACAACCTGAGTTTTCTGCGAGCCGTCTGATTGTTTCGTTGATGTTGCTGCAAGAGCTGGCAGAGGTAATGTAGTTGGGGCGACCGTGGCAAGAACATCAACGTTAATACTTTCTTTGCCGCCAACGCTCGTCCCCGTGACTCCAACAAGGCCGCTGTCGCTGACGCCTAGATAATCCGCATCAGCCGGAACCGCCGCTCCAGTTGCCGAGGCCGCTGCATTGCCAGAAAATGTTCCTGAGACAGTCGCGGGAGCAAAAGGAGGCGCAACGCTTGATTGAATATAGACACTTGCCGTTCCACTCGTATAAGTAGAGGCGCGGACTCGAAGCGCCGACATACCCGCAATCGAGAATTGCCAGACTCCAGCAGCTACGGCGCTCGTGGCTCCCGCTCCGGTCGATGGGACAAAGCCCTGAGTTGCTGCCCAGTTCGTGCCATCTGCCGTCGCCTCAAATGACAATGTGGCGGTAAAGGTGCCCGTGACTTGCACGGACATCGAAGCGCCGTCTTTAGGGCTTGCGAGCAGTACGCAACCGGCATCCGTTCTGGTGCAATCGGTTTCAGTTCGCGTGATATTGCCGAGAACGCTCAGCCCTGAACTTTGGCTGAATGCCAGAGATGGAAGGAGCAGGAGGAACAGAAGTAATCGTTTCATAGTTTAATTCCCGCCTGGAGGAACGAGCGGAGGCGTGTAGATCAGCGAGCACAGCCATTCCCAATAGGAGATTGGATCAAAGAACATTAGTTCCTCGCTTTCCGGCTCGCCAGATAGAGCAAGCACTGATCGGAAGAATCGTAGCGGCCGTGAACGATGCCCTGGTTTTCGTTACTGTAATCGGGGAGCACGGCCCACCATCCACGGCAGTCGAGAGCGAAGCCGAAACAATGCAGTCTCACGAACTCCAAGCCATTTGGATGGATTTCTCGGAAATTACCCGCATTTCGGAGCCATCTTTCGAGAACATCTCCGTAACTTCCAATTCCATAGCCGCCCAATAACAAAGCACAGTGTCCCCAAACTGCACCTCCATCGGATTGCGCTTTCCATCCTTCGTGCGAAGGGCACCGGGGCCAGTAGCAAGCACGGTCGCCTGATAAAGCTCATGCGGCTGACGCTTGGCGCTGTCAGGGATAAACAGCTTTTTCGAGGCGCTCATACGTTCGGGTTTGTCGATCTTGACGAGGACGGCATCATCGAGGAGACGGATGGACGGGGTTTCGGACATCAAGACTGCGAGGCGCTCGCCTCTGATTCGCTCGTCCCAGTGCGGCATGAATGCTCCAATTTGTCGAGATACCCGCAGCGCGGGCAATGAACAGGCTTGTAATTCGAAAGGATGTCTTTCGGCGTGAATTCTTCCACTTCTTGCTCGTCCGTCATGGTCAACTCACCTAACCAATAGGCTTCGACCAGTTTGCGGAACGAACCATATTGTTTCAACAACTGCTTCATGACGCAAAGTACTTGGACATGCTTTTACCACTATTTTCCAGTTCGCGCAATTCCGATAATGCGATTTTGTTTCGTTCGAGGATTCCGCTATGCGGAAGCCACCCATTTTCAGTAACCGGCCACTGGTATTTAATCGACATATAGATTCGCGCGTCCCGATCCAAATCCCCGCCCGGATGATCCTTAAACCACAAACCAATGCGGCCCAGAACGATGAAGACAGCGATTAATGCCAATGCCACCATGCCACAAATCCGGGTCCAAACTGCATAATGAAGCCCGGAAGTCCCATCGCTCCGCAGAAGTTCACCACGGCCCGGATTGCCTCGAAATAGACTGTCATGTAGCCGAGCATCAGCAAGATTCGAGCCCAGAAGAACCGTTTCACCGCTTCAGGCCCTCGGGACACAGCCGCGCCCAGCGACGGCCGCGGGGCGTCAGCTCATACAGCACTGCGAACGTGTGGCGGAAACCCTCTGCGCCGTCCACCTTGCCCACCGACCGCACATGCCCGTGACGGCGAAGCTGTCCAAGCGTGCGATCCGCCTGCAAGAACGTCCAGCCGATCTCTTGATTCATTTCGAAGCGGGTCGCCGGGCCGTCCATCAATAACCGCCGCACTTTTGCCGATCTTGTCATGGTCAGCTCCATTCGGTCAGGGTAACTTCGTCTCTTCGTAACCGCCTCACACGCTCTTTTCGCACGCCTTCGGGGGAAACGGCCATATAGAAGGAAAGTGCAAGCGCGTCGGCATCGTCGGTCGAACGCCCAATCCGCTTCGAGATCGCGTCTTTCGGCTCCAGCAAGAGCGGAACGTGCTTCAAGACTTCGGGTGCCGTCATATCGCCAAACAAATCCTTCGAGTTATCGACGGCTCCGCGCTCCAGCCACGCCTTCATCTCGCCCCAGATGTAGGACCGGACATTACGGTATTTCGGATTTGGCGAGTGAGCGCCGAAATTCACTTCCATGACATTCGGGAAACCGAGCTGACGCAACCGCATGGCGACCGGGCCCGCAATGCCCGCCGAATCCATGAACATCATCGAGACTTTCCGCCCGTTGTACGTCTTCGAGAGCACATCGCTCAACTTCGAGATCATAATTTCGGGCGTTCGGGTGTGTTCTCCGGGGATGTAAATCGGCGGAATACTTTTAGCGTCCAATCCACAACGGAATCTAATGCAGTTCCTATCATCACCGCCCCAAGCAAAATCGACGCCGCAAACCAAAGGTTCGTCAAGTAGAGGAGTACAAGTTCGCTTTTGGGCGGCGGCAGCAAGATCATCGCTAATAAACTGAGCGGCAGCAGCACGAGGGGGCAAGCCGCGAACGCGAACGCGCACAAAGTCTGAATCTTCTCCATATTCCTCCACCCAATCCGCAATTTGCTGTTTATCCGTCAGCGGACACTCTCGGGAATCGATCCTGATCCGGATCCAGCCCCGCTCATGCCCCGCCATAATCCGCGCAAACTTCCCCAACGGCCGCGTCAAGTTCCCAAACGCCAACTGAATCGGCTGCGACGGCGCGGCGTCCGTCAAGCCGCCTTCCTGTACCTCGAAAATCTTGTCTGGTATGGCCGAACATTCGTCGTTGATGTAATACGAGCAGCTCGGCGAGTGCTGCCCGGCGAATGCCTCTGAGTTCTCCTCACCGCACGTCTGAGCGGACGAAAACTGCCCCTTTACGCCGATCCGGTACGCCTTCTCCGTCGTGATTTCGAACCAGTGCCCGGTTATCGAGAGCTGATTCCATTCCTGAATTGCCGCCCATGTCCGGGTGCTCAACTGCGTGAACGTGTTCGCCGTCACGGTGCCCTTGCAGAGTCGGAACATGGTACGCAGGAAGTTATCGAGCATGCCCAAACCAGCCGATTTTCCAATTCCATGCCCGGAGGCCACTGCAATTCTTATAGGGTGGGGCAATCCTGGTGCACGAGTAACCCCCGGCATCCGCTTCCGCAACTCCTCACCCAGCACCGTCAGAATCCGCCTCTGGCAAGGGCAGGGCCCATTTCGACCCTCCAGCAACGTCCCTGCTTTTCCCCACGGATACGCA